GGGTATTCACCCGAGCTGATCGTGGTGGACAACCTCAGCAACACAGTTGCCGACCAGGCGAACGAGTATGCAGAGCTACGCGGCACCTGCCGGGAACTGCAAGCCATTGCTCGTATCGAGCAGGCGCACGTCATGGCGCTGCACCACGTCACCGGCAACAAGGAAGACGGCTATCAGGAGATCGGCCTAGGTGACCTACTCGGGAAGCTAGGCAAAATCCCAGAGGTTGTCCTTGGCTTGAACCGCGCAGGTTCGAATGCACTGAACGTGCATATCGCCAAGAATCGCGGCGGTCCCACTGGCGGATCGGTGCTCATGGACATTGATTACGAACGAGCCTCTATTGGAGGTCACAGGTAATGGTCAATGCACGGGTCGCTAGAGGGCGACGTACCCAGGAGATCCTGGCGAACTGGTTTCGGGAGCACGGCTGGCCAGAGGCCGAGGCGGTAGGTGCTGCCCTTCCGGGCCGGGACATCCGCAAGATGCTCGGTCTGGCACCAGAGGTCAAGGCGACCGAAAAGCTGGATCTGACCGGCTCACTTGCGCAGGCAAGTGCCAATGCTGACGGTGATCTGCCATTCGTGGTCTACCGACCGCGAGGCTACGGCGTCGAGAAGCTAGAGCGCTGGCCTGTGGTCATGGGACTGTCCGACTTTACCCAGCTCCTATCCGACGCTGGCTACACAGCGGATGGAACGGCTCGCAGCTATGACTGACGCCGAACGTGCCCAGGGCAACGAGAAGGCTCGCCTGCTCTACCTGAGCGGTCCCGAGCGACGCAAGGGCGTCACGCTCGAATACGACGCCGAACGCAAAGCGTGGATCAAAGGCGGCAAGGAAATGTTCAGCGAGAAGCTAAATGCATGGATTGCGCTATGAAGCGCTCAGAGCGCATGGCCGAATGGCTGCGCGGCTATGCATCCGGCATAGAGGACCATGCAATCGGAGCCGGATTCGGCTATCCGGATCCATCACTGTCTGACGAATACCGTCGCGGCTACGTCGAGGCATGGTGGGATGCAGACGGTCAGTTCAGCGACGATCTCAATGGCTGGGTGTCATTGTGACCCTCACTGCAAGCAGGGTATCCGACCTTCTAGCAAACCCGTTCGACTACAGGTGGACGATTCAGGGCTTCGGGATGCTTCGCACCTATCTCGACCCAGACGAGGTTCATCGGCTTCATATATGGGACACGGACACTGCGGTGCCGGATGTGAGTGTTATTCACGATCACCCGTGGGACTTCGACTCCCGCATATATAGCGGCACGGTCACCAACCAGCGCTACACCCTAGGCGGAACCGAGGGTGACGTGGTGAATGTGGCGAGGATCAAGACAGGTGAAGGGGGCGGCATCTTCGAACGCAGGCCGTTAGGCCTGCTAGCTCCTGCCGAGCCCGAACTGATTGGTCCAGGCGAGCAGTACCACATGGACGCACCTGAACTGCACGAGAGTATCCCCTCTCGGGGCTGTGTATCCGTGATTAGCCGTAAGTTCTATACAACGCGCGAGGACCAGTTCGCGACTGTCTGTTGGCGCGAAGGCGACTGGATTAGCGCCGAGCCACGCCCGGCAACGCGCGCCGAGATTGAACACTTCGTCAGCCTGGCGGTCTCACTATGACCATCGACCGTCGCCGTTGCGCAGTCTGCAATGGGCAGAAGGACATTGACCGCACTAGCGCCTTGGGGGTTGTATACGCCGGCATACAGGCGGCAATGGAGGGTGACAGCGACGGAGCCGCCTCGCTCTATGAGCACCTGACTCCCCTGGATGCGCATATGGCCATAGCAGTGGCGACCAACGTTCTGCTGGAGATATGCCTCCAGCGAGGCGCAGATCCCCTGGCGACCGTCCAGGCCATGCGAGCCAATCTGGCCTCCTATGTGGCAAAGCAGTAAGGCACCGGAATGCCCAATCGAGCCGGTGCTGATGGAGCTAGGAGCCGAAGGCGTGCCCTTCGGATCGGGCTGGGTGCGTATGCGCTGCCCGTTCCATCCGGACAGGCGAGCCTCGGCGGCAGTGAACCACGAACTGAATGCATTCTCTTGCCAGGGCTGTGGCGTCAAAGGCGATGGATACGCACTCTTGATGAGTCGATTAGGGCTCAGCTTCCCAGAAGCGAAAGAGCGGTCCATGTCATTGTCTGGTAACGCAAAGCCCAAGACAAAGAGGAAGCGCCGCGTGAGCGAACTACTCGGAAAGGCAGTGGATGATTTCGCAGACTCGCCGGCTGGCGCTCTCAGCGAAAGCCGAGACGTTCGCACAGAATCTGGAGCCGGCAGTGACCTATCTGCTTGAGCGTGGCATCAGCCGCGAGGCGGCTGCACTGTTCGGCCTGGGCTACGTGCCGCGTGAGGCCAGCGAGTTCGCTGGGCGACTGGCGGTGCCCTACCGCACGCCGGGAGGCGTGGTGGCCATCAAGTACCGAGCAATGGATGAGCCGGACCCCAAGTACAAGTACCTGAACGAGCCAGGGTGCGGCGTTCATCTGTACAACGCAGGAGTGCTACTTACGGCCGACAAGGTGGTGCTCACAGAGGGTGAGCTGGACGCGGTGGCAGTCCAGGCGTACACGGGCATCCCTGCCGTGGCTTACCCCGGCGTGAGCACCTGGCAGAGCCAAGAGCACTTCCGGCTGTGCTTCGAGCGACATGTGGAGGTTGTCGTCATCGCTGACGCCGACGCAGTGGGCCGCGAGGCGGCTGCTCGCGTGGCCTCGTCTATCGGCTACAACGCACGAGTGATCCACATTCCGGACGGAATGCAAGACGCAAACTATTTCATCGCGCAACAGGGCGCGGACGCCTTTCTGGCACTGATTCAGTAGAGAAGGAAGAGACAATGAGCAAGCACCAGAACATCACCGAACTGGTTGGCCAGAAGGTTCTCGTCAACCGGGCCATCATCGCCGTCATCGACTTCTACGACGAGGATCAGGGCACCCTGATCTACACGCACAACCCGGTGGGTGGCGGAACGGATCGCGTCACCGCGCATGTCAACCAGCTCACCATCGAGCCGCTGTCTGTGCTGGCCGACAGTCTGGCCGAAGAGCCGGTGACTGAGGCCGAGACGGCTGTCGAAGAGCCGGAAGTGGCGGTGGCCGAATGATTCAAATCGGAGAACATGGCACTTCCAACCTTGGTCTTGGTGCCACCCGACATGGCACCGCTGACTACAACGTGTTTGTGCTTCAACTACTCGGTGCGGACATTATCGACCATGCGGAAGCCCGAGCACTGCTCGGCGTCAATGAAGAACTCAAGCGGATTGGATACGACCCCAAATGACCACGACGCTTCCTGTCCTGCGAGTCAAGACCAAGCACAGCGAGTATCTGATCGATCAGAATGCTGGCACGGTCACGCGCAAGCGCGTACATGAGGATGCCGCGAACTTCGGCTCGTTCCTCAGCGAGCCCGAGCCGTACCGAGAGATCTTTTCCGAGCTGCGCGTCGGCGGCAATCTGGTGATTACCTACCAGTCTGGCAGCTACAGCGTCAGTACCCCGATCCAATCTATTGAGGAAGTACTGCCCGATGTCGTCTGAACTGCGACCGAGCGAGCTTAGGGCCGGCGACCTTATCGACGCTACGCGACGGTTGGTTGTCGTCAATGCGAAGAGCGAGTACGGGGATCTGCGGGTCAAGGACGTTGAGGACGGACAGCTTTACCGGCTCTTCGATTCCGGTTCGCTCAAGGTCGAAATGGTGCCGAAGGCTAAATAGCACAACAAGGGCCAGGTGCCGCGTATGAGCGGCAGGGTGTTGACCTGGGGCGCGGGAGTGGCACACCGCAGAGCCACATATGAGTGGACGCAACGAAACGGAGCGGTAATGAACGCCAAGGTACTTACGCTGGACGTGGAAACGTCGCCGAATATCGCAGACGTATGGAGTCTGTGGAACGTCAACGTCTCGCTGAACCAGCTTCGTGAGTCCACTCGCATGATTAGCTTCGCTGCCAAATGGCTCGACAAGTCCAAGGTGGAGTTCTACTCAGAGTTCCACGATGGCCACGAGGCCATGGTCGCCAAGGCGCACGAGCTGTGCGACCAGGCGGACGTGATGATTCACTTCAACGGACGCACGTTCGACGTGCCGCACCTAAACCGAGAGTTCATCGAGAACGGCTTTCCGCCTCCTTCGCCGTTCCAGCAGATCGACTTGCTACAGACGGTGCGCCGTCGCTTCCGCTTCCCCAGCAACAAGCTGGACTACGTAAGCGAGACGCTGGGCATCGGCAACAAGACGCACCACGAAGGCCACGGTCTGTGGACCAAGTGCCTAGCAGGTGATCCCAAGGCTTGGACCTTGATGCGTAAGTACAACATCCAAGACGTGCGACTTACGGAGCAGCTTTACCTCAAGCTCCAGCCCTGGCTGGTCACCACGCCGAACATTGCCCTGCTGGGCAACGTCGAAGGCTGCCCGTCGTGCGGTAGTGCAGAGCGTCAGAGGCGTGGCTATGCGCATACCGCGCAGTCCACCTTCCAGCAGTACGCCTGCGGCGGCTGCGGTCGCTGGTACCGCGACAGCAAGAGCGTCGATCGTGCTAAGTCCACGGTGGTGGCTCCGTGAGCGAGACGTACACCTAC